GCGCAGCACCAGCCGCCGCAGTCGCTCACGCAACGTCAATCTCATCATAACGTGCGGATCCCCCGCTCATCGTACACCGAGTGCGCGTTCGCGTTCCGGTGCCTCATCGCCCTGTCCAGTGCCATGATCCCCGCCACGATCCCATCAATTTTTTCCCTAGATTTCGATTTGTTCGGCTTGACGTTCCCCGCCGCGTCGGTGCTCACCACCATGTTATCCGCCATCCAGCGCAGCACCGGGTGGCCATCGTGAACGAGCCGCCGGTCGAGCACCAGCCGGAGCAATTCCTTCGTCGGCCCGGCCATTGATGCAAAGCCCTGACCAAACCCGACCATCGTGAAGCCCGCCGCTTCAAGAGCCTGGGACACCTGGAACGCCCCCCATCGGTCGAACGCGATCTCTCGAATGTCAAAACGCTCACCTAAATGCTCGATGTCTCGAATGATGAACGAATAATCAATGACGTTGCCCTCGGTCGCAGTAATGAGACCGTCCCGCACCCAGGCATCATACGGCACCCGGTCCCTCCGCGCCCGCTCGACCATCGCCTCCTCCGGTATCCAGAAGTGCGGCAGCCAGATATACCGCTCCTCCTCGCCAATTTCAGATGGGAAACACAGCACGAATGAGGCAATGTCCGAACTGCTCGCTAAGTCAAGCCCGCCGTAACACTCCGCGCCCTCCAGGAGACGCAGATTGACCTGTTGCTCACAGCCATTCCACGCCTTCAGCGGCAGCCAGCGACTCTCCTGCTGCGTCCACTGATTCAAGTGCAACCGTCGGAACGTATTCTGGTATGCCGGCGTCAACTCTGCGCGGCGGGCCTCATTGCGCAAATACTCGAGCTTAAGCGTCACGCCGAGGGAGGGGTTCGCCTTGCGCCATACCTTCTCGTCCAGCCAGTCCTCATCCTCCCCGGCGGCGTAAATGATCGGCAGAAACGTGTCGTCTTCGATGACCCCATCTCGCACCTGCTCGGCATAACGGTGAACCTCCCAACAGATGCTCTCCCGGTCGTACCCCGCCGTCGTGATAGCAATGACCAACGGCTGTCGCCGCGCCCCGGTCGAGGTGTTGAGCACGTCCCACAGCTCGCGCGTCGGCTGAGCGTGTAGCTCATCAAAAATAACTCCGTGCGCGTTGAGGCCGTGCTTTGTGTATGCCTCCGCGCTCAGGACGCGATACACGCTTTGCGTCTCCGGTACGTAGATCGTGCGCTTGTACACCTCCGCGCGTCGTGAAAGCTCCGCCGAGGCCTCCACCATCCGCTTCGCCTCGTCGAATACAATCGCCGCCTGGTCACGGTCTGCAGCGGCGGAATATATCTCCGCGCCCGGCTCGTCGTCTGCGAAAAGCAAATAGAGCGCCAGGCCCGCCGCCAACGTGGATTTGCCGTTTTTGCGCGGCACCTCGATGTACGCCGTGCGATACCGTCTTGTACCATCCGCCCGCTTCCACCCGAACAACGACTTGATGATCTCGTATTGCCAATCCATCAACACAAACGGCTGCCCGACCCATTCACCTTTCGAGTGTTGGAGGAACCTCTCGAAGAATATCCTCACCATCTGCGTGGCCAGCTCGTCGAACCAGAACTCACCGCGTACCAACATCCACCTCACTGAACAAGACTTCGGCCAGCGTCGGTGTATCCTGGTTGCCCGTCACACTCACACGAGTACGAGAGGAGGGTGTCATACCGAACTCAGCCAGTAGCTTTCTTACCTGCTCCATCGCCCGGTTAGCCACCGCAAGCCAGGGATTCTGGATGAGATTGCCCTTGTCGGTCGTGATGATTGGCCCTTGAATGCGCAGCTTCGTCTCTGCCTGCACCCACCTGCCGTAGGCAGCACAATACATCTCCAGTGCCGCGTGGTCGATATGTGTGTACAGACCCGTATCCAGCAACAGCCGCGCGATCCGCTTCCATTCACGCTTGCCCGCCGCGTCCAGGTGCCCCGGTGCACGAGGTGCACGTCGAGGTTTGGCTGGTTGAGGCTCGGATCTGGGCAGCGGTCTCTGCCCTGGATTACCCATGCGAATTTTCACTGCCGTTGGCTTCGGTTTCCGTCCCCTCATCGTTCAATCCCTTGATGATCACTGCACCACAGATAATACAGCGGGCCGCGCCCTTGCGCACAACAGGCAATCCACTGCGGTGACAATGCGAGCAGTAGGCATTTATGATTTGGTGACCATCGTCAAATAGCACACTGCCGCCGCTGCCAAACATCTGGCTAGCCATACCCCCCCCCTGGTTAATTTCGCAGGCGCGTGCGCGAAGCTACGCCGCCGGTCTCAGGCGGATGGTCACAGGGATTTATCCCCCCCTCCTCCAGCCGCTCTCCAGCGCAGTCTTGCGGGAGTGGCAGGATTTGCATAATGCTTGTAGATTGCTCTCGTCATCCGCCCCGCCACGCTTGCGTGACACAATGTGATCTACTTCCGTCGCGGCCACCAACTCGCCCCGCTCAGCGTGAACGCCGAACGGATCGGCGCAGAGTGGATGGGCGCGGAGAAAGAGCAAGCGCAACCTCCGCCATCGCGCACCATAGCCTCGTCGAGCCGCGCTCCCCCGCCGCCGGTCATATTCCCGCTGGTGCTGGCGCAGGTGCTCGTGGCAGTACTGCTCGCCCGGCTCGGTGAGCGCGGGGCAGCCTGGATGACGGCAGGGCTTAGGCGATCTCTTGGGCATGCAACTCCGCTATCGCAGTATCTACCTGGTGTTGAAGATCGGCCATTCCTGCAAGCGCAGCTTTCTTGCTAGAATACCCCCAAGCCAGGACATGCCGCCACCAACGAGGATCCGGTGATTTGTTCTCTAACAATCCGGCCCGGATAGCGTTCACCTCTGCCTCGGTGCTGGCCTGGATGAACCAGACCGGCGATTGACCGCGCTTTGCCCCGGTGCGTCGAACTCTCACGATGATGCCCTCCTTGTCAACATAGCATCTGTATCTGATTGATTAGCCAGGTCATTGCTCTCTCGTTGCTATTTCCAGCCGCTCAACTACTTCGCATAAGTGCGCCATCACTTCGGTATTTCGCTGCAGGGTCGCTTGCAGTTGCTCGCGTCCCTCCCGCTCTGTAGTCGCGTTCCTCTTCGCTTCCTCGAGGCGCAACTCCCATACCCTGTTTAGCATCCAAATCGCAAAGACCGCTAACCCTAACGTCCCGCCGGTTTGCGCGATCAGATTCAACACGTCTGGAGACATTATCTTCGCGCGGATGTGCTGCCCCACGACAGCATCTGTTGCAGCCTATGCGCTACCTGGCTGGCGAAAAACGCCAGGAACCCGCTGGCTAAAGACTGCCAGTACGGTTCAATCAGTGCCCAGACTTCCGCGGGGACGAACTGAATCGCTACTTGCGCCAGTACCGGCAGGCCAACACTCAAACCACAGATCACCCACCAGCGCTGCTCTCCCCGGAGATTCTGGAACCAAGCGAACCGCTCGAATAGGAACGACAGAATCGTCCCCAGCCCCACGGCCTGGGCCAGGCCGTTGATCACATCCATCAGTGACGGCACGCTTCCCGGCGGTGGATCGCCAGGCAGGATGGGGGAATCGAATGTTGGCAATTGCGCGGGATGCGCTGATGCGTCAGCCGCAATGACAAAAACAAGAGAAACGATGATTAAAACAAGTAAAGTACGAATCTTCATCTCAACCTCCATCTCTTAACTACCTACCTAACAACACAACAAAAAAGCGCCGTCCGGGAGTCACCCCGAACGGCGCGCTTTGCATCGCATAGACCGAGGCCCCGTAGAGCCTATTCAGTTGTTGGGAGCCTTCCACTCCCCCGGCGGTGTGGGGGGGATTACCGCTTGGACGCCTGTCCTGAGCGGACTCGAACCGCTACGCACAGCAGGAGTACGTCCTAACCCTCATGCCCCGCATTTTCACAGTTCCCTGTGTGAAAATCCGAAAGAACCAGGAGGCTCATATCCTAATCGGTGTGCCCTCCTCCATCACCCGCGGCTTGACCTCGCTACCGCCGCAGTTGAACTCAACTTTGAGCGGCGACCGTGTGTTCAGCCTCTCGGCGCGCTCAGCTAGCCAGCGGACCATTGCAGCTACTCGGCCGCTGACTCTGATTGTCTTGTCGTCTAATATGACAGTCACCATTTGATGATGTCTCCACTGTACTGTCGAGCATCAGAACCCATGTTCTATTATATCAAAAAAAGAAAAGAAAATCAACATTTTGACGCTCATTCATTTTCAGTGTATTCGAAAAACTCTCCTGCCCACACGAATTCTATGCCGGCGGCTTCCGCCGCTTCGCGGTCGCTCTCCCGGTCGCCGACGAATAAGGCTTCATCTAGATCGGCGTCGAATTCGCGCAGAATCTCAAAAATCATTGCCGGACGGGGTTTGCGCCGGCTGGCAGTCGTGGCCCATCGGACGCAGGCGGCTCCGATAGCGCGCCGCGTCCAATCTAGCTGCTGGATAATTTCCCAGCGGGGACGCTGCGGCGACTGATTGGAGGCAATCGCCAGCGTATGGCCCTCCGCGCGGAGCTGGAGGCACTTTTCTCCCACGCCCGGCAGGAGCTCAAAAATTGCGGAGCCGGTGGCACTCCGGCGCATTGGCGTCAGAGTGCCGTCGGCATCGAAGATGATGATCATTGCTCTATCTCCCTCCACTCGCAGCCGGCGAGATACCGACGATGTGGCCGGCCGTGCGGGCATTCGTCTGCTGCGGCCATCGCCGCCGCGCCAGTTTCGCCAATCAATCGGACCACCGCCAGCGGTCGAGGGGGGGGTCCGTGCGTGTCTATCCTCTCATCTTGAACTCTACCTTGACGACAGATCTCCCCGCATGGCGGGCAAGAGTGCGCTCGATGGTAGTGAGCAACCGGTTCTCCAGCCAGTCCTTGGCGTAGCTGCTTTTGACTCCAATGACGTAGACGCAATCTTCTGCACGGTGCTCCAACAGCCTGGAACTGCGCAGTAAGGTATCAAAGGTGTCACGGGACATTTGCAGTTCCAGTTCGCCGAGGACAGCCGACCAGAGCTGCTCGTCCTCGCTCAGATCGGGCGGCTCCAACTGTGGCGGCTGGTCACTCAGTTGGGCGTATTGGGCGTAGACCTGCTGACGCTGACGCTGACGTCGCTGTTTGCTCGTCGGAGGTTGCAACCCAGCGCGTATCTGCAAA